ATAGTAATTATAGCAGGTAACGTGGTTACCGGAGAAATGACAGAGGAGTTAATTTTAAGTGGAGCAGATATTGTTAAAGTGGGTATTGGTCCCGGGAGTGTTTGCACTACTCGGATACAAACTGGTGTTGGATATCCGCAGTTATCTGCCGTCATCGAATGTGCAGATGCCGCCCATGGACTTGGGGGTCACATTATTGCTGACGGTGGGTGTACTTGCCCTGGTGATGTTGCTAAGGCCTTTGCAGGTGGAGCAGACTATGTTATGCTCGGTGGTATGCTTGCTGGCCATGATCAAGGCGGCGGTGAAGTAATTACCAAGTACTATCAGACAGATGAATTAGAATATGAAGTTGGCGATCATTTAAGTAATCATAAACGTAAAGTACAAGAAAAACAGTTTGTACAGTTCTACGGTATGAGTAGTGATGCCGCTAACACAAAGCATTTTGGTGGACTTAAAGACTATCGTTCATCAGAAGGCCGCGAAGTTTTTGTTCCGTATAGGGGCGATGTCGCGGTTACAGTGCAGGATATACTAGGCGGTTTGCGTAGTACTTGCACATACGCAGGCGCTTTGAAGCTAAAGCAACTTAGCAAATGCACAACGTTTGTACGTTGTACTCAACAATTTAATGGAGTATATGCGTCAGATGATAAATAATAACGTACAAAGAGAAGAGCTCAATGTACATGCAGTGCCCATAAGGGACTGTAAAATTAATCTTGCTTAATATAAGGAGAAAACAATGACAAGACTAACAACTCTAGACCTACCACACTTCCACAGAGCCACAGTAGGCTTTGATAGATTATTTGAACAAATGAACACGCAGTTCGCAAATAGTCCAAACGGAAATGGGTATCCACCATACAACATAGCACAAATCAACGATGACGAGTATATGATCTCAGTCGCAGTTGCTGGCTTTGGTATGGACAATCTTAATATTACTAAGGACGGTGATACACTAAAGATTGAAGGAACTGCCCCTAAAGGAGATGAACAAGTCAATTACCTACACAAAGGTATTGGCGGACGTAGTTTCCGCAGGGAGTTTACACTTGCAGATCATGTAAATGTTAAAAATGCAAGCCTTGAGCTAGGCATGCTTAACATTCACTTAGAACGTGAATTGCCAGAGGCATTAAAGCCTAAAACAATTAAGATCAATGATGGTCTTACAATTGACGGTGAAAGTAAGTAAACAGTCTAGGGGGAGTGCAATAACTCCCCCGAAACAAAGGAAAATGATATGAGCGTAGAACTAGAAACAGAAATTAATGTAAAAGAAAAGATTAAAGAAGTTGTCCAAGAGCCGGGCAAATACAAAGTAATCTTTGCTAACGACAACGAAACTCCTATGGATTTTGTTGTAGATTTATTAGTAGATATTTTTAGGCATTCAGCACAAACTGCACAAGAACTAACTATGGCAATACATGAGAAAGGTTCAGCAGTAGTTGGACTATACACATATGAGATTGCTGAACAAAAAGCAGTGGAATGTACTAAGATTTCTAGAGAACATGGCTATCCTTTACAGGTGGCAATTGAAAAAGAATAGTATAAATACACTAGTAAATTGAATGATAACTATTACACAAGGAGTAATTAAATGAGTTTAGCATCACTAACACAAGCCGCTCATCAGAACGCAGAACGTCAGGAATTCGCAAGAGAAATGATGTCTGGCAAAATGAGCGAAGTAAAATATAAAACATACCTATACAACATGTGGTTAGTATATGACATCCTAGAAGATGTTGCACTAAGCATGGGTTGTTTTGGACCAGAAGATTTATCAATGCCGGATGACGATCTACCATTAGATGGTTTAATCCAAGCAGATGATATTTGGGCAGACTACGTAGAATTAGGTGGAGCCGAAGATGGTTCAAATCCACCACAGATAGCACCTTCAGCAGAAGCATACAGAAGTCACATTGTAAAAAATTGTCAACACGATAAAGACAAATTGTTTGCACACGTTTATGTAAGACACATGGGCGATTTGAGTGGCGGACAAATGATTGCAAACAAAGTACCTGGATCAGGTAGAATGTATGCATTCGCAGATATGAATCATTCTGTAGATGAAATGAAAGCATTAATTCGTAAGCGTACTAAAGATAGCATGGCTGACGAAGCTAATAAGGCTTTTGAACTTTCAACAGCAATTTTTGAAGAACTAAACAATTTCACTTACTAAAGTTAAGTAGGAGAGTAAAGTGATCTGGGATCAACTCGTCGACTGTCAAGAAGATATCATTCAAATGTTCAATGCCCGCGGCACTGAAATAAATGAACCAGGAATGGACCATTTTAATCAGGCTGACGGGAGTTGGATTAACAGAGTATGGGAGAACGAACATGTTCGCAGAGCTCATATTGATGTAGTCGACGCAAGAGATACTAAAGGTTTGTGGATGATGCATGTTTGTGTATTTCCACAACTTAACAATAACGGTCCAATTTACGGATTTGACGTTATTGCAGGAAAGACTAAAATGACTGGTGCTTTCCATGATTTTTCTGCTAGTTCAGGCGGAGAAGATCACCCTATGGTTCAATGGTATCAGAGTGCAGTACAAGACTTTGTGCCAGAAAAGAAGCGTGAGTTACCCGAGTGGGCAACAAACATCTTTACTCCAAGTATGATTGCGGCAAGCAATGTAAAGGAAGAAGAAGCAACTGTTATTATTCAACTGGCGCTTGACAACCTTGAAACGTACTTTGATTCCGTTGGCCAGTATACAGGCGAAGGTGATAGAGACTTAACTATTGCAAGTCAAAACTACTATTGCCATAATCAGCAACAAAATCCACATACCCCAAGAGTAATGAAAAGCCTAGGGCTTAATGAAGCAGACGTTGATAAATTCTGCACAGACATGCTCTTTCCTAAGATTAAATAAATACTTATAGTAGAGCGTGAGGGCGCCTCACTACAAAAATAATATTAAACTAATTCGTATTTTTTTGCCTTAGCAATAAATGTAACTCTACCTAAATCCAAAGACTTTGCGGCTTTAGTTTGATTACCATCATGTTCTCTTAGTGCTTCACTTATACGACTCATTTCAAGTTTAGTAACTTCATCATTGAGATTTGTTTGTAATTTAGTGTTGATAGGAAATGCTTCGTCTAATGCGGCCCATAATCCATCTTGTTCTTCTTTATATGTTGTCATAAAAGTATTTAGTATGCTTATCTATACGTAAGTATGTTATATTGGTGTAAAATTATTTACACCTATATATAAATAGATGTGTAAAGCGTGAGGGAGGCAACACTATTACGATCTGATAAATATCATATATAGGAGTCTGACAAATGTACAAAAGTATTATATACATAGGCGTTACAATTATGTTATTAATCAGCAAGCCAGTGGCCGCCGAACTTACTTGGGGTTTTAAATCTCCAGCTTTCCATTATGGAAATGGTTACTCGTCACATGTTTTAAGTGTTGAGCAACTACAATTTAATAGAAAGAAAGATTTACAAGATGAGGCAAACGCAGAGGCTAAAAGATTAGAACGAGAGTTAGAAAATACTACCCTGAATAAGTTTATTAAGAACGTTGAGTCAAGAATTTACGCAACGTTAAGTAAGCAAATGGTAGATAGTATGTTCGCTGATTGTGGTAATAGTTGTGCAAACAGTGGATCAGCAGAAATCGAAGGTTCGCAAATATCGTGGGCTAAAGACACAACAACAGGAGCAATTACGCTAACCATTGTTGAAGAAGATGGAAGCACTACTACTATTGAAATACCAGGCTCAGGGAATTTTAACTTTTGAACAAGATCTTAACTATCATAGGCTTATTGTTACTAACTGGATGCAGTGGAACAATGCAACAGTCACTGGCTATAAAGGAAAATGCTGGTCCACCAAGGATACAGCCGGCTCCATTAGCAGACAGGATGATTGCAGTTCCTGAGTTAGACGGGCAGAAAATTACTATTGCAGTTTATAGTTTTTCAGATAAAACTGGACAACGTAAACCTGCAGATAATATTGCTAATCTATCTAGTGCAGTAACGCAAGGTTCAGAGGTTTGGGTTATAAAAGCTCTGCAAGATATAGGCAACAAAACATGGTTCGAAGTTGTTGAACGTATAGGTATGGATAACTTGATTAAAGAAAGACAGTTGATCCGTAACACTAGAGAAGTATACGAGAAAAACTTACCGAACGGTCCAAGAGCATTAAAGCCAATGGTATTTGCAGGACTGATACTTGAAGGCGGCATTATTGGTTACGATAGCAATGTAGCTATTGGAGGTGCTGGTGCAAGATATCTTGGAGTAGGCGCACAAACTGAGTATAGAGTTGATACAGTCACAGTAGTGATGAGAATTGTATCAGTTAGCACTGGAAAGGTGTTATTGAGTATTGCAACAGAAAAAACTATTGCAAGTTCAAGGTCTGGAGCAGACGTATTTAAGTTCTTAGATATGGGAACTAAATTGATAGAGTCGGAGACAGGTTACTCTGTTAACGAGCCAGTAAATTATGCTGTAAGGGCGGCAATTGAAGCAGGTGTAGTGCAACTGGTATATGAAGGTGAAAAGGAAGGACTTTGGAAGTTTAAAGAGGTCAGTACAAAATACAAAGGCGAGGTGCCTAAGCTGAGACCATTACCATTAAAAGATGCATTGGAAAAATGGCCTAAAGCTAGATTGTACTGTAGCGAGAAAGATTTATGTTGGCCTATAGAAGCTGAAGAAAAAATAATAACAAATACAACGAGGGACAACAATGACAAGAAAGTACATTTCAAATAGCTTAACAGCATTAGTACTACTAATCTTTAGTGTGGCTCCTGCTTTGGCTAACGACATATACATTGAGCAAGTGGGTGATACATTAGATTTAGATATTGTGCAAGACGGAGCAAATAACGTAATCGGTACATCAACAACAGACGTAAACTTAGATGGTGACTCGATGACATTTGCTATAACACAAACAGGTAGCTTAAACACAATCGTAGCAGATATCCAAGGTGACACTTATACTGGTACATGGGTGTTTACAGGAGATAGTAACACAGTGGATTTAAGTTGTGATAGTACAAGTGGAACCAATTGTGAAAACATAACTTTAAATATTACAGCAACAGGTGATTCAAACGCATTTACATTTGACATTGGCGATACAGCTGATGCAGATGGATCTACAATTGGATTCACAATCACTGGAGACGGAAACGTTATTAACTCAAACGTTGACGGCAAAAGTGCATTGGTTGCGGTTACTGTAAACAATAGTTCAAGCACAGCAAGTGGCGGTGCGGCTAGTGGAAACAATTTAACATCAAGTGGTGCAGGTAATGTAGTTGATATTAACATAAGTGGTGACGGCGACAGTGCAGGACACACAGTTAAAATTGATGCTACAGGCGGTGCAAGTAGTTATACAGTTACACAAAGTGGAGTCAACGATAATATGGTTGACGCTGATTTTGCTGGTGATGATCAAGACGTTGATATAACACAAAGCGACTAAGGAATGACAATGGCGCCGAACAAGTATACATGGTTTCTGCTCCTAGGTTTGATAGTAATAGCTATTATAGCTAGACCTGCATATGGTAATGTAGGAGAGATCGGACAGATCAAAGGATCAGGTGTACTTGAAAGAGACGGCGATGTTGTTATTGAAGGAGACGCAGGTGTTGGTGTTCAAAGCATGGACTCTGCTGTTACAGCAAACGGTACTATGCGTATTGACTTTGTTGACGAAACAAGAGTTGAACTTACAGAACAATCAAGACTAGTAATTGACGAGTTTGTATACGACCCAGCAAACGATGTAGGGTCACTTTCCCTCAAAGCAAGTTTAGGCACAGTGCGTTATGCAAGTGGCCAAATTGCAAAAAAATACAAACAGAATGTAAAGATAAGAACACCTAGTGCTACTATTGGTGTTCGTGGTACAGACTTCGTAATGGTCGTAGATGAAGTGGGCGGGTCAATGATTACACTATTGCCTAGTTGTGATACAGCAGGCATGTGCTACGTAGGAGAAATTACTGTAGAAACAGATGCTGGTATGGTTATTATGAATCAAGCGTTCCAGGCAACAGCAACAGTACATGGTATGCGTAAGCCAACACCGCCAGTACTGTTAGATCTAAGCGAAGACCAAATCAACAACCTATTACTATTGCGTAAGCGTACACCTATTGATGAATACTCAGAAGCAGAAATGCAAAGACGTAGAAAACTAGCAGACTTCTTAGGTGTTGACTTTTTAGAGTTTGACGGCTTAGAAGGCGATGCACTCAAAGATAGCATTGAAGGTATTTGGAAAACAGCACTAGACGAAACTGATTACATGTTAGCTGACATGCTACATGACATGCTAGACAAACTTAATGAAGCACTAGCGGCATTGTTCCAAGATGAATTAAAAAGACAAAACGCAAGACTATTATCAAATGTTCCTAAGGTAGGGTTTGATCCTAAAACACAAATTAGATTAGACAAAATAGAACCGCACTGGGTATGGCAACGTGAAGACTTTGAACAAGGCGGTTTTATTAGATTAAGATTAAATACTAGACACGATTACACACTAGATATTGAACAAGGAGATTTCTTCCTATATGACTATAGATTGGGTAGCGAAGGCACTAATAGTATTACTATTATTCAGTCCAACAACTAGTTGGGCAAATGATGCCTTAATATATTACAGCACAGGTGGAACAAACACAAGTTCACACTACAATCATTTAAAAAGTGAACTTGAAGATTTAGGTTTTACTGTGACAGGAAGTACAAGTGGCACAGTAAGTTCAAATGATCTATCAGGCAAAGAACTTGTAATTGATATAGCAGGAACTTCAAACTGTGGCAGTACGTGTAAAACAAACTATGAAAGTTTTATAGGCAACGGAGGACACGTAGTCATTCTTGCACCCAACGGAGCAACCAATAGAATAGGTAGCATTGAATCGTTGGTTGAAAGTAAATTAAGTGTAGGAAGTATGTATATAGCAGGTAGTTGTAATACCTGTTGGGGTTCATATGCGGTAGGCGATTATGCTTCAAGCACATCAAGTGAAAACACATTGCCAGGACCAGACAAACTGTTTACAGCAAGTGGCGGTACAGCAATGGCAAAAAATAGTACAGGCAGTAGTTGGAACACTTGGTATAATTGGGAGTATGGTAGTAATGGTGGATCAATTACAGTTTCATTTGGTTATGGACAATTACTATCAACACATCAATATAGTAATAACATGGTAGACTTCCTAACTCGTGCAATGACAGAAGCAGGATTAGTTGCAACAACGACAACATATACTTCAAGTATAAGCAATGCACAAACTAATCAGATCTCAACAGCCAGAGGTGTAACACACAGTGGCAACGGTGTATACATTGAACAAATAGGAGACAGCAATACACTTACTATCGTACAAGACGGCGATGACAATCTTATTGCAGGTAACGGCAGTTTAGCAAAAGCAGAGATAGTTGGAGATAATAACAACACTACACTCAAACAAAAAGGTGAAAACAATGTTATATTGTTTGGGATTACTGGCAACTCTAATACAACAACAGTTGACCAAGGAGTTACAACAGGTGCAGATGATAATAGAGTTGAGTTTGATATTGACGGTGACTCTAATATATTAAGTATTACACAAAATCATAATAATACTGTAGGTAACAACGGACACTATATTGCAGTAGATATAGATGGAGATATTAATAATGTTAATACCAGCCAGTTAAATGACAGTGATAAAAAAGCATTTATTTCTGTACAAGGTGATGACAACGATATAGATGTTAACCAATGGGGATCAGGATCTCACTATACAGAAATAGCAGTAGGTAACGATCAAACAGTTGACATAACACAAGACGGAAGTGGCAATCACAATGCTAGTATCTCAATGTCAGGTTATGACTCAGGACTTGATCTTACACAAGATAGTTCAACAGGACAAGTATATTCAATAAATCAAAATTGTGTAAACGCAAATGGTTGTGGCACAACTACTATTACCCAAAACTAAATATTAGTGATGAACGAATATCACTATAAAAACTTCTACTTCAAAAATTTAAACAGCCGTAGCGTATTATACAAGGACGGTTGGATACTGTTTATGGGCAACAGTTGGAGCGGTATATTACAGTTCTTAGAAGCAACAGACAACGCACCTGAAGTTCGAGCAATGTTCAAACAACAACTAGAACAGCGTGAAATAATAAAATCTTCACACCTCACAAAGTAACATAAATACAGTATGACGAAGTATATTACACATTGGACTGTGGCGTTTGTCACAGCGTTCATTATGATAGGTCTGCATTACACAGATGGTCAATTAGTGCAGACTGCTCGCCTTAAGCAATTCGACTTACTTCAACAAACTGATAAGGCAACATTATCCCAGGACGTCGGCATCGTGACCATTGACGAAGCCGCCATTGAAAAGTACGGGCAATGGCCCTGGAAGCGTGATATAATTGCAGATATAATCTGGAAACTTCGCGAAGCAGGTGCTGGTATCATCGTAATTCCTGTTATCATGTCTGAGACAGATAGACTAGGTGGTGATATTCAATTAGCTGAAGCACTTGCGGGTAACGGTGTTGTAATAGCACAAGTAGGAAGTACCCAAGCCAATCGTAATGCGGTCCCTCGAGGCATTGCGAAAATTGGTGATCCTGTGCCATATATGTTTGAATGGCCAGGAATGTTAGGACCAATCCAATTGCTAGGAGATAATGCTGACGGTGTGGGCGTGTTGAACACTAACCCAGAAATCGACGGTGTTGTAAGACGAGTACCACTCCTAATGCGTGTCGGCGAAGACACGTATCCCGCTTTAGCAATTGAAGTTATTCGTGTAGCAACAGGAAACCCTAGTTACCAAGTTAAAGAAGCTGGTGGTGGAATAGAAGCAGTACGAGTTCCTGGTTACCCAATTATAAAAACAGATCCTAATGCACAGATATGGTTGAGATGGAATAAACAATTTGAAACTATTAGTGCGGCCTCAGATGATTATAGATCGTTTGAAGGGAAGACTGTTATTATAGGAGTAACCGCAGAAGGCATAGGTGGTTTAATCGCTAGTCCGACTGGACCACAACACAACTATATACCGGCCGCAGTAACACTTCAAACTGTGATAGATGGCGATCAAATTGAGCGTCCCTATTGGGCATTCTTAGCAGAGCTTATCACAACCGGACTACTAGGCATAGCACTGGTGTGCGTTGGAAGGTTTGCCCCTTACTGGTTGGCTGGAGGAATATTAGTTGCGTTTGTGGGAGGACTCACCTATAGTGTACATTATGCATGGGTTAATTATTTGTACTTGTTAGATGGTACAATGCCTATGGTAACTGTATTTGTAGTAGGCTTACATGCAATCTTTAATAGATTTGTAAGTGAGTATGCACAGAAACAAGCAATCAAAAAACAGTTTGCAGGATATGCATCACCAACAGTAGTACGTATGCTACAAGAGAATCCTGCACTTATAAAAGATGGTATGAAGAAAGAAGTTTCAATTTGTTTCTCAGACCTAAGAGGCTTTACACCATTAGGTGAATCATTTGGTGATGATGTAAAAGGTCTAACAAAAATTATGAATGGTTACATGGATGCCATCACACAACCTATACTTGACGCAGACGGTATGGTTATTAAGTACATTGGCGATGCAAGTATGCACGTACACAATGCACCAATTGAAGATCCGCAACATCCAAAGACAGCAGTACAATGCGGATTGGATATGTTAAAAGCAGTGGAGATATTTAATGATAAGATTACCAAAGAAGGAAGACCCCCAGTGGGTATGGGGGCTGGTATTAATACTGGGCTTGGCTATCTTGGCGAGATGGGTTCAACAGCCCGACACAGTTATGACGTCCTTGGAGACTCAGTCAGTACAGCCGCTCGTATTGAAAGCAAGTGTAAAGAATACGGATGTGTATTACTTGTTGGAGATGCGACATACCAACGTACTAAAACCGACTTTTTCTATTTAAAAATCGACGATTTAGCAGTTAAAGGTAAAACTGTAGGTATTACAATATGGACAGTGTTAGATAATAGACGCCCTGCTTGGCGTACAGCACAACGTAAGCATGAAGAAATGCACAAAGCATATCTAGCACAAGACTTTGACAAAGCAATAGAATTATGTAATACACTACACAGCCACTTTGATGGCAAAATGAGTGCATACTATGACATGTGGATTGAACGTTGTGAATTCCAGAAAACACAAGACCTTCCTAAAGACTGGTCCGGTGTGTTTATTGCTACTTCGAAGTAAGTAAGTACGCTTTCCAATAAGCATTACGCTCGTTAGTACTAAGTCTCTTTGCTTCGTGTTCCTTTAGTTTTGCTATGTAGTGTTCCATTGGAATCTTTACATTTGCAGTTTGTGCATACATCATTCACACACTCCTTGCAGTCTGGTTGGTAACAGTGACATCTATGTCCGCAACTCTCACAGTAGCGAACTGGCCCTATCAATCTTTTGTACCCGTTGTATTAAATGGGTCGTTTGTTATGTCTGTATATTTTGAAACTATTTCTTCTAGTTCAGCTCTACGTTTTTTATCTAGTTTGGCTTCGTTTTCTAATACCATGCTTAACTTTGTGTTTAAGCGAATAATATCATTATCTAACATACGCACACGGTCAACTAATTTAATTAGTGTACCCATAGTTTGACCTATAACAGGATCAATAACTTCTGTAACCCATTTCCAAATAAAGTAAATGAAGTAACCAAGACCTAGAGCGGCAACTACTGGAAATCCTAAGTCTTTAATTACGTTTGTTAGTTCTGACTCCATAGATTATGCTGGTTCCTTTTTCTTTGCTTCGTGTTTGATTATCATTGATGATAATTCGTCTGACTTAACTAGCCAGCCGCTTTCATTAACAATAAACACATCGCCTGGCTTATACAAGCCTTTGTCCATTACTTCTGTTGGAGTGTCACCTTCGACTTTAAAGCCTCTTCCTGGTGCTTGGTTAATTGTGTAATCTAACCACATCATTTTAGTTTCTCCTTTAATCTCGTCTTGCGTCATCCTTGCCTTCGTTAGCGGCAATTCTGTCTACGTTTGGTTTAATATGTAATGCGTGACTCAGTAGTGCATCAATCTTAACTAAGTCGTTGTTCATAGTTTGAACACGATTGTCAAGAGATCCAATAATTCCTTTGAGTGTAGTCACAGAGTCAGTAACACCTGCTAGGATAAATTTAAGTGTTAAAAATACAAAGCCGCCAGCACCAAGTGCCCCTGCGATTGGGAATCCTAAATCTTTTGCTATTGTTAAAAAATCCATATTTACTTTGCCCTCTATACTTCGTTGACCCTAATTATATTTAGCCATGTTTGCAATGCAATTATTATGCAATTTATAAATATTTGAGTAAGAAAATATAGGTTGACTTTTGCACCTATAGGTGTTAATATTACACTAATACTAACAATGGAGATTAAAGACTATGATTGAAGGTTTTAAGTTACCGCATGTAACATTTAAAACAAGAGTCCGCGATGGTGAAGATTATCGTTGGGAAGATAAAACAACAGAAGATTACTTCAAAGGCAAGCGAGTAGTATTATTCAGCCTACCGGGTGCCTTTACACCTACGTGTAGTGAATACCAACTACCAGGGTTTGAAGAAAGCTACGATAACATTCGTAATAATGATATTGACGAAGTTTATTGTATGAGTGTTAACGATGCATTTGTAATGAACGCTTGGTCAAAAGACCAGGGTATCAAACACGTAAAAGTTATTCCAGACGGTAGTGGTAATATGACACGTTTCTTAGGAATGCTTATTGGTAAAAACCATCTAGGCTTTGGGTTACGTAGTTGGCGTTTTATGTGTATTGTCAATGACGGCGTAGTTGAGCAATGGTGGCAAGAACCTGGCATCAACAACGAAGGTGCTGATGATGATCCGTATGAGCAATCAACTCCAAAGAATTGTTTAGACTACCTCAAAGGTAATCACTAATGAGCGGACAACGGCGATGGCTTAGAGTATGGGCTAGAACCGTTGGCATGCCAGTTGGCATTGATGACAACGATAAGCCAGAGTTCCTTCCTATTACACAATCAGATGTAAAGAAGGCACTGGCCTTTCGTACCTTTTGGATTGTGTTGCATGTTACTACTTGTCTTATGATTATAGCAGGTAATTCTAAAACTATAGGATGGTGGTAATGGACATAGACGAAAAAGAAATTGCAAGAATCTTTTATATGGTTAAAGGACATTTAGTAGAATTTGAAACTATGAAAGATTCTTATAACGGTTACTTTAAAAGACTATGGGGTAATCATGAAAGATCTCAATATGCGTTAGAAGGATTTGAAGAAGCATATGAAAAATGGAAACAAACCAATTGAGATTTTTTCTATCCCAGTGTGAATATAAATGGAACCACGCCCGCATGGAAATGGAAGACATATGGGTAAGGCGCGAACTAGGCGACGAACTATTCCTACAATGCAATCAACCAGGATTTGATTTAGTCTATGTTAGAAGTGACAGTCAAATACTACCTGGAGCTACATACTGTCGTTGTGATATATATGTAGATGTAGAAGACTCAAAACAAGCAACTTTATTTGCACTTAAATATAACAAAGCACTACTAGTGAAAAGAGGACAACGTGATAACGAGTATTGGTAAAGACAAAGTAAAAATTATTTTAAAGGACGATCCTGTACGTCCACACTTAACATCTGACTTTAGGTTAGATGCAGACAGAGAAGTATATGCATTATATGAAAGTAAGTATGCAGTAGAACATTATCCAGATGATGATATACGTGCAATTATATGTGTAGCCTATACTAATGAAGTTCCTAAGGACGAATATGAGCTAGATTTGTATAGTCAACAAGCATGTCAAGACGGACAAAAAGGCGACATTGCAGTGTTTTATACTGTATGGAGTTACTCAAAAGGTGCTGGCCGTGAGATAGTATTTGATGTTGCTCGTGAGCTAAAACGTGTCAAAAAAGCCAAAAGATTCGTAACTTTGAGCCCTTTAACTGAGATGGCAGAGCGTTTTCATCTACGCAACGGCGCTAAACTAGTCGCAAAGCACGATTCTTGCCAAAACTTTGAGTATATGTTATAGCCAAAAAACTTGACATTTGTCGTAAATAGTAGTATAATAATAAGATACTAACAGAGGAACGATAGATGCAGATTAACTTTACAGGCGGCTCGAAGTCTCAACGCAAGCATACTGAAAAGATTTTACGTTTCTGTAAATCTAAACTAATGCCACGTATGCATAGTCTTGAACTTAATATAAGACTTCGTGACTTTGGCAAAGACGAGAGCTATGGTTATTGCATACCTACTGACTATGCAGATGCGGCTCGTCCAAGAGAATTTGATATAGATATTAATAAGAAAATCAAATTACGTAGACTATTAGAAACTGTAGCACATGAATTTGTACACGTAAAGCAATTTGCACGTGGAGAACTTTACGAAAGCGGGCGTACTAACAAGCATCGCTGGAAAGGTAAGTGGTTACCTAAAGAACCTACTTACTGGGATCAACCTTGGGAAATAGAAGCACACGGACGTGAAATAGGATTGTTTATACGTTACTGTGAAGCAGAAGGACTTGCAAAAAAACATTGGGTTTTGGAAGATTAATACTTGACAAGTGTATTAGTAGATGCTATAATATACAAGTAAAATTAATTAAAGGCTTAAAATGTTGACACAAGTTAAAGACGGATACGTAAAGAATGAAAACGTTTTACCATTGAAGACAGTACCTATACAAGATGCACTTGCTATTGCAGTAGCGGCACAACGTATTAATGGTAATTATATCAAAGATACTAGACGCTTTTCAGAACCAGAAAACAAAACACAGTTTAGTAACAAAGAGATTGTTAGATTCTTCTTTGATTTTCATGCGCCAACCGATTATGTAAAGCCTACACTAACAGCACAAGACTACGAAGAAGTAGCAGAAATACATAAATGGATGAAACGTTATGTAATGTTAGGACTTGCTGACCTAGATAATTTCAAACGTGATATAATTAACGCAGTAGCAGAAAACAATGTACCTGTTACTAGACTAGGACTTATTGCATTTGTACCAGAGTTTGTAAAACGTGACAAACACGAAACAGGACTTACAAAAGAAATCCGTATTGAGTATCGTGACAGCCAATACCTAGGCAAAGAAAAAGATATTGTTGAAGGTGTTATAAAGATTCTCGACAAGCGTTACAGCGAACATTGGGAGAGCTATAACTACACAGCAGTTATAGATGGAAACTTAGTGAGCTTTATGAATAAGTTTCCATATGACGTAGGCCGTATGCTACGTGTAAAAGGCAAAGTAAAAGCTCAAACAAAAAACAAATTGTTTAGTGCAAACGAAACTAGACTTAACTACGTTAAACTTTATAAGGTGTAAAATGGAAGTATTTGAAAACAAATGCATGGTAACATGTACAAACAACGATAAGATTGTAGAAGCAGAAGTAGATAACTTTAGAACTAAAGAGTCTATGAATGTGTTTATGGCTACTAATAAAATCCATATGAAATATAACGGAAGAGTGTATGTAGGTAATGCGTTTGGATACGAATTTACTACACCAGGACCAGAATCATATAATGTAAAGGAAGGACGATAATGAACGAAAAATACGATGGCCCACTTGTAAGTGCTTTTCAAACTGAACCTACAGGTGTTGTTAAACAAGAACTAATTACATATCGAATCAAAGACGGTATGCTACGTAAAGAAATAACATCACGTAAATTTAATAAAGATCAAACTGACTGGCACGACTCGCAATCAGTTGATCCGTTAATGGAGTGGAAAGATGCCTAATTTAGTACCAGTTGTTGTTGAAAAAGAATCTAAAGGTGAACGTAGTTATGACATTTATAGTCGACTACTAAAGGACCGTATTATAATTATGGACACTGATGTTAATTCAATGTCAGCAAGTCTAATTGTATCACAATTATTATTCTTAGAATCACAAGCACCAGGTAAGCCTATTAGTTTTTATATTAATAGTCCAGGCGGTGTTATCAGTGACGGTCTAAGCATTTACGATACAATGCAATTTATTAAGTCACCAGTACATACTATTGTAATGGGTCAAGCATGTTCAATGGGTAGTTTCCTAGCACAGGCAGGAGAAGCAGGACATAGAATGATGTTACCACACGCAAGGCACATGATTCATCAGCCTAGTGGCGGAGCAAGAGGTATGGCTAGTGATATTGAAATCTCATACAAAGAGATTATGCACTATAAAGAAATGCTTACTAATTTGTATGTAAAGCACAACACTAAAGGTAAAACATTTGAGGACTTTACTAGAGACATGGATAGAGATACATTTATGTCTGCACAGCAAGCTCTTGAGTACGGACTTATTGATCGCATTGTGGAGAAAATGTAATGGCTGAACCAGTAGACGTAAGTAAGAAACATTTTTATATTAGTCTTGTAAAAAGTGCAGTACGTATTGCAGGTTGTGTAGTTGCATTAGTTACATATAGTTGGGGCTGGTTAGCCGTAGGATTTCTTGTTGCAGAAATACTTGGTATTGTAGAGGAGTTATAGTTCCATGAGCATGGGTAAACAAATTTTCATTGTACTGTTTATGTTAGCAACTGTCCTAACAGTAATTTATACTAACTGTTCTCAGTGTCAATTTTACAGTACACAGCAATAATAAAAAGTGGAGAAGAATATGGTAGATACAACTGTAGAAGAAACAGTAGCAAGTTTAAAAGGCATCCCAACAAGAGATGCACTTATGGAGTTGTTAAAGAAAGAAGTAGCAGTAGTTACATTTAAAAAATTAAATGGTGATGAACGCAAAATGCCTTGTACACTTATTGCAGACTTTCTTCCTCCAGCTAAAAAAGATGATGCAATCACCCAAAAGAAAGTTCGAGAGATATCGGACAAAGTCTGTGCAGTGTGGGCAGTTGAATCAAAAGGCTTTCGTAGTTTTAGATACGACCGAGTAACTAACATTGAAGTTATTGCTAAAGAAGATTACAAAGTAAGGTTAGGTGAGTTTTGGAAGGAAAATTAAAAGACTTTAGCGGAAACCTTATCCGAGTCAAGTACTTAGAAGATGAAGTTAAATATGCACAGAGTCAGTTACAAGAACATGACACAGGACATATACATACCGCAATTGGTTGGATGAAAGATAGAATTAAACAATTAAAAGGAGACAATGATGAATAAATTTATTACAGCAGGAATTTTTACTTTGATGTCTACATCAGCAATAGCTGAAACTGTAACAGATCAATATAAAATAGTTATTGAGCAAACACCTTACAGAGTTGAAGTGTGTAAAGATGTAACTGTTCAAGGATCTAATGCAGGAGAAGGTGCCTTGGGCGGAATGATTATTGGCGGTGTACTAGGTAAAGTACTAGGTGGTAATGATAAAGGTGCCGCGGCAGGTGCAATACTTGGAGGAGTTATTGGTGCAGATAAAGCACAAAAGAAACCAAGTGGTACACGTCGAGAGTGTCAAATTGAAACTAGATATGAAGAATCACAGCGTGAAGTTTATAGTCATTCGGTTGTAACTTTTATGTATAACGGTAAACAACAAAGACTAAAGTTTACAAAATAAATAACAAACTGGAAGATTGCCTGAGTGGTTTAAAGGAGCGGTTTACTAAACCGTCGTAGGGGTGACTCTACCGTGGGTTCGAATCCTACATCTTCCGCCAATGCCGGCATAGCTCAGTTGGTAGAGCAATTGATTTGTAATCAATAGGTCCGCGGTTCGAGTCCGTGTGCCGGCACCAGTTTAACTGGTAATGGAACGTAGCATAATGGTAATGCTCTTGTTTTTGGTACAAGTGATTATAGGTTCGAGTCCTATCGTTCCAGCCAAGTAAGATATGGTCCCATCGTCTATCGGTTAGGACATCAGGTTTTCATCCTGAAAAGAGGGGTTCGATTCCCCTTGGGACTACCAACTAATGGTCATAAATAAATGTAGTATAACTACAGAGACTATTATATGGCCTACTCAGAAAAAGTAATGGACCATTACGAAAACCCCCGCAACGTTGGAAAGTTTGATCCTAGTAAAGATAACATCGGAACAGGAATGGTAGGAGCACCTGCCTGCGGTGATGTTATGCGTCTACAGATAGAAGTAGAAGATAACGTTATTGTAGATGCTAAATTCAAAACTTACGGTTGCGGTAGTGCAATAGCAAGTTCAAGTTTAGTAACTGAAATGGTAAAAGGAATGACACTAGACGAAGCATCAGCAGTTAAGAATATGGACATTGTAGAAGAACTTGCACTACCGCCAGTTAAGATACATTGCAGTGTACTTGCCGAAGATGCAATCAAATCAGCAATAAAAGACTACCAATCTAGAGCTAAATAATATTACGTTCAGGCAATAAGCCCGGAAGTAGCACTAAGCGAAGGAACGCACTTAACTGTAAAAGGGAGAGTGTTATGAATCACAAAGACTTCGAACTAGCTCGTAAGAAAAGAAAAACAGAACTAGCACATAAAGCAATAATACGCAAAATGGCTGAGAATCGTTTGTCTAGACCAAGAGCTGAAAAGAACATACTAAGTTCAGATCCAAGATTACAAAAAATCTAAAAGATAGGTAAGCTAAATACTTTTACAATGTTCAATGCGGTAAAAGAAATCATATGGCATTTAACCTGCACTCAATGTAAGGGCTGGTTTACATTCGCTACTATGGAAGACAAGTATTGCATTGAACGAACAACATTTCATTGTCCACACTGCGGAAAAAAAGGTAGAGCAGACAAAAAAGATGTTGACAAACTAAAATAAAGAGTGTATATTAAATACATAATAAGAAATAAGGAATACTAACATGTCACAGACTAATACAACATATATTACTTGTTGGCCACCATCCGGGGGTATGTCTTGACATGACTTTGTAAAAAAAGTTATTTCAGTAAGCCCCTAGTAATTAATTTTATTAGGGGCTTTTTTTATGGGTGTGGTGTAATGGTAACACAACTGATTCCAAACCAGTTAATGGGGGTTCGATTCCCTCCACCTATGCCAATTTTATTGTCCAAAAGAGGTTGACATTTGTATATACTGATGCTATTATAGTAACATAATTAATTAATGAGGCACACATGAGAACGCAACCACAGGCTATTATAGAAAAGTTAGAAGCAGATAATTCACGTCTTGCTAAGGAACAAGTAATACTAGAAGCAATGGAAGAAGGACTAGATGAGTTCTTTGAAGGTGTACGTATGGCTCTTGATCCACTTGTTACATTTGGTGTGAAGCAAGTACCTGAACGTACAGATGTGCTTACAGGACAAGGATTAGATTGGGATACATTTAAAGTCCTTGCTAACCAACTTATTAATAGAGAACTTACAGGTCATGCGGCACGTGATGCTATCATATTAGCAATGGGTGTTGCTACTACTGAACAGTGGAATGGATTTTATAGACGTATCTTAATCAAAGACCTACGTTGTGGTTGTAGTGAAAAGACTGTAAACAAGATTGCTAAAAAGTTTCCACAGTATGCAATTCCTACATTTACTTGTTCACTTGCACACGACTCAGCTAACCATGAAAAGAAGATGGTAGGCAAAAAACAAATTGAAGTTAAACTAGACGGTGTTCGTGTACTAGCAGTATGCAAAGGTGGTAAGGTAGAATTGTTCTCACGTAATGGAAAACAGTTTCATAACTTTCCGCACATCATCGCAGAGATTGAAGCAGTACTTGCCGCAAAGCCTAGTCCATATGATTGTGTACTTGACGGCGAAGTAATGAGCAAAGACTTCCAAGACCTTATGAAGCAAGTACATAGAAAAGATGGTAAAGCCGCAACTGATAGTGTACTACACTTGTTTGACTTTATTCCATTGAAAGACTTTTTAGAAGGTGGTTGGGATAAACCACAAACATATCGTAGTAACTTAGTCAAGTATTGGGTACTGGAGAATCAAGACCTCTTAGAGCACGTTACAGCGTGTGAATGGGAAGAGGTAGACTTGAGTACTGATGAAGGCAATAGACGCTTTGTAGAGCTTAATAAGACGGCTGTAGACGGTGGCTATGAAGGGGTTATGATAAAAGACATTGATGCACCCTACGAATGTAAACGTACACATGCTTGGCTCAAAGCAAAACCTTTTATTGAAATTACACTAACCGTCGTTGACGTTGAGGAAGGCACAGGACGTAACGAAGGAAGACTAGGTGCCGTAATAGTAGAAGGAGAAGACGATGGATACAATTATCGCCTTAACTGTGGGAGCGGTTTCACTGACGCTCAACGTGATGAGTACTGGACTGAACGTTCTAGTCTCATTGGTCAGTTAATTGAAATTAGAGCAGATGCTCGAACACAATCACAAGACAGTGACACTTACAGTTTGAGATTTCCACGATTCAAAACGTTTCGTGGATTTCAAGCTGGTGAGAAGATCTAATGTATAAGGTCACAGCATATTTTAAGAATCACAAAGTTACACAGACATTTCATGATCTGTATGACGCAATAGATTGGCGCGATGTCGCCGACGCACATTATCCAGTAAAGGTAACATTTAGAAAGGTTATATCAATGAGAGAATGGATTTATAATTGTTGGAATGTAGTAATGGATCATAATATGAATCCGTTGAGTAACATTCCAGACTTTAGCACACGACATATGATCATGCAAGTACTTGCATGGATGTGGTGTATTGTATTTGCAATTATTGTAAGTAGTATGTGGGCAGGTGTAATTAGTATGATTATACACGCACTATTGCTAGGAGCGATTGCAGTAACAGTAGCAACATTTGAAACCGCAAAACGTAATCCAAGTGCGTTCCGTAGAGACAACGGAATTAACTCACGTGGTTATGGTGGCGAACATGAGTAATCCAAACGAACCATATCACAACAAAGGTGTAGGCATAGCGTTCTTCATCATTGCTTTTATGATGTTAGGTGTACCTATAATTATTGGAACATCAATGGGTTGGTTCAACCTATTTGGTATACTAGGATTATAAAATGTTTACTGTAGAAGAAAACTTTGACGAATCTGTTGTAACTGTAATGGATACAACAGGAAAGTTTGAAGATGTAAAAGCACACTTTGATGAAGAGGGTGTGTATCTTGTGCAGTACAACGAAACTATCGATGTTGACGAAATGTTATTATTAAGTAACGAAATGTGGGAAATGCTTATAGAAGCATATAATCGCACAGTAGGAACATACGTAGTTTCTGGAGGTGGAGAATAATATGTGGACTCTAGTATTTGTATACTTTTTTGAAGTAACACCTTTTGCAGAACTTGTTAGTGTTCATTCAACAATGACTGAATGCTTTCAAGCAAGAGATGTTCTTAGTGTAGAACATGGCAAAGGTAATGGTTACTTTGAAGCAGGACATCAAGCAATTTGTATTAACATGAACGAAAGTACTTAATGGATATCGAATTTATTTGTGGTGACAAAAGTGTCTTAACAAATTTTCCTATCGTACCTGCTAAAGATTGCTTGCCTGATTGGTATAGCAGTCTTAAAGCAAATGACGACAATGGTGTTCCAACCATTGCAGGCTGTTGGCCTGTGAGAGATATGGTAACTGCAGGTTACATTATACCTAATGTATATGAACAAGAAATTATAGCACAAACTAATCATGATACAGGCGAAGAAGAACTTGAAAGAGTATATCCTGTTGAACGCATTGGTGAGTTTATGGAAGTACAAAACAAGTTTACTTCTCCAAGTGCATTTCATTCAAACCAACAATGTCCTGTACACATACAAGGCAAAAAGAAATCTTTTATTAAAGTATCTGTGCCTTGGAAGATCAAAACTCCTCCAGGTTATAGTTGTTTGTTTGTACAACCGTTTTGGCATTTTGATCAAGAGTTTGTAATAATGCCTGCAATTATTGATACTGATGAATTTGATTTAAACAATCTTAATTTTCCTTGTTACCTAACTGATCCTGTAAAACTAATTAAGCCAGGCGAACCGTTGGTACAAGTAATACCTTTTAAAAGAGAAAATTGGAAGCATACACTCAAATATGAGGCTCCAACTACTAGAAGTAAAATGAACTTGTTCTTACATAATATGTACAAACGAGCATTTCATCAAAAAAAATATTTCCAATAATGCTTGACTTTTTGTTAAGTCGGCTATATACTGTTTATACACATTAGAGGAGTGGCACATGGCTAGAGTAAATAAGATCACAGGTAGAGCTGTTAAAAAGAAGGCTCCCCGTGGTGCACCACGTATTAAACGAGGCAATAAACTTACTGAACCTAGTTGGGACGGTTGGGAAGAATGGACTGGAGAGCAGTTTCACAAAGCCAGTCAACATGCACGAGCATGGTATTACGAGAATTATAAACCTGCAGACTTATATCCAGCAGTTTCAGGTTGGATGACTAAAGAAGGTTATACAAAAGAACAAATTAAAGCAGTTAGGGCCGCACCAACACATGCATTAAGCATTACAGGTAGCATTACTGCTAAACTATTAATGGCAGGAATGCCTGACTACAATAAGAAGCATGACGACTACTGGCAAACACTTGCTGGAACAATGGGCGATGTTGCTCCTGCTAGTGTATTCTTAAAGAAACGTATTGTAGAAGCAATATCACAAGGCGAATATCTACTTACACAAAAGAAAGAAGTAGAAGAAGAAAAAGCAAAAGTACATCAACCTACTATACAAGAACGTATACGTGAGCAAGTAAATATTCAATCAGAAGAAATTGAAGAATGGTTAGATGGGTGGATAACAGACCCAAAGTCATTTGACCCTAAAGGGTTTAATTTTAAACAACACTTTCAAAACTTTGGTGTAACACAAGCTCATGCACGTAGAATATCTAGTTTCTATGATGATGAAATATCAGAGTACACAGAACTATTGAACTATCCTAGTAAGGCTAAAATTGCAAAGATGGACGAACATGCACAAGACATGTTGGAACAACTCAAAGAAGCATATGCACATCTTAACAAAGATGATGTTAAAAAAATACTAGAAGCAATGGGCAATATACAAATGGCTTGCCAACTAGTAGTTGATACAAGTAAAGCAACACGTAAGACTAGAAAACGTAAGCCTAAGAGTGCTGAGAAACTAGTTGAGAAGTTAAAATATTGCAAAGTGGACAATAAGAACAGTCTTGCAAGTATTAATCCAATAGAAATTATCTATGCAAATGAGCTTTGGGTGTTTAATGTTAAGACACGTAAGATTGGTAAGTATGTTGCTAAGAACATAGATCCGCAAGGTATGCAACGTGAAGGTAGTGGACTTAGTGTAAAAGGTACTACTATTATTGGATTTAATGAAACAGAAAGTATTCAAAAGACAATGCGTAAGCCTGAAGAAAAACTTAAAGAGTTTAAAGAGGCAGGCAAGGTTAAACTACGTACATTCTTAGAAGATATCAATGCTGTAGACATTAAACTTAACGGTAGGATAAATGCGGATACAGTGCTTCTGAAGGTAAGTTGATAAATACTTACATGAGCCAGATAGATAATATAAGAGAAGGCCTCGCACGTCTAGCAACGACTGTTGAGACCATAGCAAACACACAAGCCGCAGAAATGCCACCCGCAACTGTAAACAGTATTAGCGGTAATGCAGTGCATGGCGGTAAAATTACACTACTTAGAAGTACAGGTATCAATGACAAAGCAACTAGAACTAGTTTGCTTGTAGAAGATGATTTGATTACTGTAGGTAGTATGGACGTTGATAGCCTAATAGGCGACATTGACGTAAGTGGAGCATTAAATGTGCAGGGAACTCTCACTGCTGGCAAACTACACGTTGAAGAACTAAGTTCAACACAAAAAGTTACACAAAATATTGACTTTACTGCTCAAGGCGGAACCATTGACATGATGGGTATGCAATGGAGACAAGACGGTGAAGCAACTAAACAAATTGTATGGCGTGGAGATAGATTCTACATTAGTAATACAATTGACCTACATAGAAATGCAGTAATTGAAATTGATAATATTCCTGTACTAAGTGCAGACAAGTTAGGTGTTACTGTTAAGCACAGTGAACTTGAAACTGTAGGAACATTAAACAGTCTACGTATAGCAGGCGATCTAAGTGTTGACGAATTTGTTACATACGATAGTGGAACAATGCGTTTTGCTATTGGTGCTGAAGCACCTAATGCACAATTAAGTGTAGCAAGTAACGAAGCAGAGTTTGTAGTTGATCCTGAGTTTGATCATATTAGAGTAGGTGCATATACTACAAGTAAAATGAGTCTAATTACAGACAACAAAGAACGTATTGTTATTAAAGAACAAGGCGGTGTTGAAGTAAAAGGCACACTAGGTATTAAAGTACAGTATCCAGGTGACGATGTAGATTTACAAGTAGCAGGCGCAATTAGATTTGCAGACAAAAGATTAGCAGTAGGTAACGAAATGCCTACTACAGGAAACAACAACCAAGGTGATATTGTATACGATACTAATCCACAAGCAGGAGGCTTTATGGGTTGGGTATGTGTAGAAAGTGGTGCACCTGGTACATGGAAACAATTTGGGAAGATAGAAGCATGACAGCATTAGTAAACATAAGTGCAGAGAACGTTCTTGCAATTAAAGAAGGTCTAAACAGTTTAGGTAATGCACTTCTATCAATCAATCAAATCGCTGGAGACGATACAACATCAAGACTTATTATTGATGGCGGCGGCACACTTAAAGTACAAGGATCTTCAAACACAGTATTTGAAGGTAATGTAGGAATTGGTGTTTCAGCAGTATCAAATGGCGTAGCATTAGAAACTAACGGACCTGTTAAGTTTCAAAACAAAAAGATGGAAGTTGGTGACGGTATCCCAACTATTGGTCTTTACAATCAAGGTGATATTGTATGGCATGATGCACCTACCCCAGGCGGCAACTTAGGTTGGATTTGTGTTAGAACTGGTACTCCAGGTGAGTGGAGATCTTTTGGTGCAATATCAGGTTAAGTTCCAATTTAATCAACCCTTAGAAAGTATTAAATAGTATGCGTTATGACACTAAAGTCATGAGTAACACGGAGTTCGCCACGAGCCTCCGATAACAAAAGGCAGAATGAAGATTATGGAATTAAACGAAAAACAAATAGAAGCCCAAGTCGAGAGATGGGATACATTCGCAAGGATAGTCCCTACTATTTTTCTGGTGGTTGCCGGAATCTTAGTTGCTACAGGTGTAATTAATTTTGAACAAGCATTTTATGTAGGGTTAGGGCTATTTGCTGTAACAGCAGTAACGTGGTGGTTCTGGACAATTTACACGATAAGACAACTAGTAAAGACGCTAAATAGAGCTAGTAAGAACTTGTCTGAAGTACGAAGCGAATTTAAAGCAGTTTCTAGAGAAGTACAGGAACTTAGAAATGAACAGTAATAGAAAATTTATATTAAAAAAAGCAATACTAAATCTGATAAGCGGACTTAGTATGGTAACAATTATATCGTTAGGTATAATGTACATGAGCTTTGACAATGCATTTGTGTTTACAGATACAGAAATAAGCGTAACAAACAATCCAGTAACAGCAGACCAAGACATAGAGTTCTACATGGTAGGATCAAAGCGTTACGAATGCAACAGCACAGCCGCATATGGTGTAGCATACGCAACAGACGGCTCACACTCACATCAACTAAACACATTTACAAAACGCTATGTGCAAAACACAGCACCAGGCGAGCGAGTTGAAAATGGTTGGCATATGAAAGTGCCTGATGATATGGTACATGGTGGCGAGTATCGTGTTAGTATGACAGGCGAGTTTACATGTGTACACTTGATATTTAAAACACACAAAAAGCAAGAGTTCGATAACATCTATCTAAAAGTAGACCCCCGCTAAATAAATTTATGTTAGTAATTGGAAACGGATCTAGCCGTAGTAGTATACCTCTTGACAAAATATATCAAGAAAAAATAGGCTGTAATGCAATCTTTAGAGATCATTATGTACAGCATCTAGTATGTTGCGACAAGCGTATGGTTAAACAAGCACTAACACATCACAAAAATATATACACTAGGCAACGTTGGAACAAAGAATTAGGTGTATTAGCATTACCTAGTTTAATTGAAAAAGGTACACAAAGAATGGATGATCCCTTTCATTGGGGCAGTGGACCTTACGCATTACTGCTAGGTGCAACACTTGACAATAAAATTAATGTTATAGGATTTGATCTATATAGTACTAATAATAAAGTTAATAATATATACAAAGGCACAGAAGGATACAGTAGTGCTGACTCACATGCCGTTGATCACAGTTATTGGATATATCAAATAGCCAAAGTGTTCGAATGGTTTCCAAAGACAACATTTAGAATATACAATACAGCTGATTGGCAACTGCCAAAAGAGTGGAAATTGGATAATGTTTCACTTGACACGCTAAACAATTTGTAGTATAATAAGTACATTAACACAGAGGACTTTATGCGTCGACCCTCTTTAAATACTCCGCCGTTATACTTATAGGAGAACATAATGGGAAAACATTATAGCACAAAACATTACGGACACAACATTGGGTTGAGTGCCGTCTTTAGACAACCAAACGCAGGTCATTCACACTGTCATTTGTTACATGGTTACAGTCTAGCATTTACATTTACTTTTGGATGTGATGAATTAGATAACAAGAACTGGGCAGTAGACTTTGGTGGACTAAAACAAATCAAAGCATGGCTTGAAGATAACTTTGATCATAAAGTAGCAGTTGACAAAAAAGATCCGCACATGGATGTAATGGAGCAACTTGAAGCACTTGACCTTGCAGAGATTAGAGTCTTTGATGGTGTTGGTGCAGAGAAGTTTGCAGAACATGCTTTTAACTTTGCAGACAAACTAATTAGAGAACAAAGTGATAACCGTTGTTATGTTGTAAGAGTTGAATGTGCAGAACACGGCGCTAACTCGGCAATATACGAGGCATAAAATTGGCCAAGGTTGATAAAAGTCAGTACACTAAAGCACAATGGAATATTGTTCGTGCGGCTAGGAGAGCTGAAAAAGATCAACGACGAGCTGAGAAAGCACAAGAAAAATTAGCAAAAAGCAGTCCCCCGGTTGAGGCCGTAATACCTCCGCAAGAGCCAACGGTAAGCTCTACTATCGAAGTACATAATCAAGATACTAAAAATTATGTAGTTTGTTTAAAACATGGCAGTAAGTACTCATCAGAGTATGTCAATAAACTTCACAACATGTGCAAAAGACATTTAACAGTGCCTTTTGAATTTGTTTGCTTTACAGACGACCTACGTGGTATTGATGCAAATATCAAAACCATTACACTAAAGGAGATTGGTGTGTCAGGTTGGTGGTACAAGCCTATGTTCTTTGACAAGAATTTTCCTCTTGATGGTACTTTACTGTACATGGATTTAGATATTGTTATTAATGCAAATATTGATAAGTTGTTTACACATCAACCTGATAAGTTTTGTATTATACGTGACTTCAATCGTTCATTACGATCTGATTGGAGCAGAATGAACAGCAGTATCTTTAGACTAAAATCATGTTCAATGGGATATGTATTTGACAACTTCATGAAAGATCATGCAATGAATATGCGTAGATTCCACGGAGACCAAGATTGGATTTTTGCTGAAGTAGGACCTAATAGAAAGGACTGGGCATTTTGGCCAGACGAATGGATTCTAAGTTACAAATGGGAAATGCGTGATAGAAACGATTTAGTTAAATTACACAATCAACCTCGTAACTTTAGAGAAAAGAAAGATCCTAAAGTACTACCAAAGACATGTGTAGCAGTATTCCATGGTGAACCACACCCACACCAATGCGAAGATAATTGGGTAAAGGAGAATTGGAAATGATGTTTGTATTTGATGTAGACGGCACACTTACTCCAAGCCGTAGAGAAATTAATAATGTTTTTAAATGGTGGTTCCAAGAAAATATACAGAACTACTGTTTTGTAACAGGAAGTGATAGAGATAAAACTATCGAACAAGTTGGTTTAGATATGTTTGTTGGTGCAAAGTATAGTTTTAATTGTAATGGGAATGATGTAAATTTTTATGGCAGGCAGACGCATACTAATGACTGGACGTTACCTGTAACAGCAAGAAATTGGTTAGAAGAAAAATTAGAACAAAGTGACTTTAATTTACGTACAGGTAAACATATTGAAGAACGTCCTGGCATGATAAACTTTAGTGTTGTAGGACGTAATGCAACAATGGATGAACGTAAACAGTATGTTGATTGGGATGAAAACAATTTAGAACGTCTACACATTGTAGCACAGTTTAACTTCCGCTTCCCTGAGCTTGTTGCTATGGCAGGTGGTGAAACAGGAATTGACATTGGTCCAAAAGGATCAGATAAAAGTCAAGTAATTAAGTTTATAGATGACGAAGAACTTGTGTTCTTTGGTGATCGTATGGATCCTGCAGGAAACGACTATCCTTTGAAGAAAATAATACTTGACAACGATATGGGAACATGCTATAATGTAAAGGATTATAACGAAACTTGGGACATATTAAAAACGTATGTATAACAGAAAATGGTAACTTATGGATCTTAAATTTACAACAGCAGGAGACTATGTGAAATCACAACAGCAACGTATCGGCTTTGCTTGCAAGTATATGCATCCAGACCAAGAACAAAAAAAGAAACTACTAGAAGAAATTCAACGACCACTAAATACACGTAGCACAACAGTACAGTGGCTTAACAGACAAACACGTGAAGTTGCCGAACAACGTTTGTGGGATATCATGGTTCACAATATACAATCGTATATGAATCTTATTACCTATGTAGGAGGATTACCAAATGAACTACGTATGCTTAGACTGGGTAGCGATGTGTTACCAGTATATACGCAAGCAGATTGGTCTTACTTTTGGCAGAAGCCCGATGTACGTGCCTACTGTGAAAGTAACTTTGCAAACGTCGGTAAGAGAGCAAGAGCCCTCGATGTCCGACTATCGATGCACCCAGGCCAATTTACTGTACTTGCGAGCGACAACGAAGAAATAGTTGAGAGGAGCATAGAAGAATTTGAATATCACACCGATGTCATCAGGTGGATGGGATACGGGCGTACCTTCCAAGACTTTAAATGCAACGTCCATATATCCGGTAGGCAAGGTCCAGCCGGTATCAAACACGCAGTCAACAACAGACTTTCTCCGGAGGCGAGAAACTGTATCACGATCGAGAACGACGAAAACAAATGGGGACTCGAACACTCACTCGAGCTCGTCGACACATGTGCATTGGTTCTTGACATACACCATCACTGGTGCCGTGAAGGTGAATACATACTGCCCACCGACGATAGATTTGCTCGCGTAATAGACAGCTGGCGTGGTGTGCGACCTACAATACATTATTCATACAGTCGCAACGAAGCATTGCCTGCAGACTTTGCACACAACACAAAACCCAACATGCCTGCACTACTAGAAGCAGGATACAAGAAAGCAAAATTACGAGCCCACAGTGACTACTATCCTAACAATGTAGTTAACGATTGGGCCTTACAGTTTTTAGACTATGCAGATATTATGTGCGAGTCTAAATGCAAAAACCTAGCCAGTATTGCACTATATAAATACTTAACCAAAGGAGATATATGGCAGGACAAAGAGGACCAGCAGGCAAACAAAAACCAAAAAACTATAAAAGAGCTATTAACGGCGTAGAAATTAAACCGTCAATGTATTATGGTGCTAAAGGTAAAATGCTATGTGGATCGGTAAACGGCGAAATGGTAGTTGACGAAAACGGTCAACCTATACCTTTTGCTTCTATCAAACATACAGAAATCTTAGGAGGATAATTATGAAAAATTGGATTAAAGCAAGAATCGAAGAGCGTACATCACTAGATGGAGCGGCTCTTATCGCAGTAGGACTAGTAGTCCTTATTGCAGGACCATTTGCAAAACTAGCGGCTTATGCGGCTATTGCATACGGTGCATGGACTATTTGGAAAAAAGAAGACTAAATTTCGTCAATCCTTATATTAGATCCTGCAGGTAAGTTTAATATCTTACGCTGTTCAACACCTTTACGTTGAGCAAAACGCTTAGGATCACAATCTGGGCAAACGTGGACATAGAAGTTATCTAAACGCTTTGGGTCTACTTTGCCCTTTTCTCTCTTAAAGTCTTCTTTACACTCGTCACATTGGAATAGAGCATAACTACGTATGCGTTTGTATGTATGACTTTTTCCAGTCTTACTTTTACGAACGTAAAAACGCACTTCTTTTTCAATTCTTTTGAACATAATTGTATTTATTTACATTCGGATTATAAAGCATTGCATAAATACAATAGGAGAAGGACATGAGCGTAGTATTTTTAACTGATTCAGCTAAAGAACAAATGACACATTTACTCAAAGATAACGACAAAACAGCAATTAAACTACAAATGCAAGGTGGTGGATGTGCAGGATTTAAGTATGATTGGGTAATGACAGATGGTGCAGAAGAAGGCGATGAAGTTATAGACTTACTAAATGGTAAGTTTATTATAGATAGTATGAGTGTAATGTACCTATTAGGGTCTACTATAGACTACAAAAAAGAACTATTCGGTTCATACTTTGATATTAGAAACCCTGCAAGCACAAGTAGCTGTGGTTGCGGTGAAAGCGTAGGATTTTAAAAGATGGCAAAACAAGATATTTATTTAGGTGTAGAAGGTAACGACGGTACAGGTGATAGTATACGTGAAGCGTTCCGTAAAGCAAATGAGAACTTCACAGAACTATATGCTGTATTTGGGCAAGGCGGAACAATTAGTTTCACAGCACTCAATGACACACCAGCAGGCATTACACCAGGCGGCGTATTAATTGGTAATACAACAGGTACTGAAATCCTAGCTAAAACGCTTTCGGCAGGAACAGGTATTAGTATTGACAACTCAAGTGCAACTAATATTACAATTACTAACACAGGTGCTAATATTAACGCTGATACAAGTCCGATACTAGGTGGACCTTTAAGCGGTAACCAAGTTTATCCAATTGGTAAAATTGCTACATCACCTCAAGCTATTGCAGAATTTAATACTACACATGGTAGTGCTATTACAATTAATGATATTGTTACAGATAAAAAATTCCAAGATCAATACTATGCACCAAACACAACATTTGAACCAACCAAGCCTGTTTATGCTAGAGCAGAACCTGCAAACGCAAACGAATATACAAAAACTATTGCAGAATATAGAGCAGGTAATATTGTAGTTAGTGATCACGGGTTTGACTGGAGTATTAACGGAACCAAATGGAAATACTCAACTACAGGTTCAGCACCAAACGGTTTAACAACTAATACAGATTACTATGTAAGATGGGTAAACGAAGATCAACTAAGTCTACATGCATCTAAAGCAGAAGCACAAAACAATAACGATACTACTCGTGTTAAGATAAACATTGCACTAGGTACACAAACATCAGTATCGGGTGTTGATGTTGTAAGAGACACAGCATACGATGATTCATATTACGGCTTCTACAAAACAGATGAAACACTACCAAGAAGTGCAACAGTAAGACGCCAAGGTGATGATATGACAGGTGCATTGTACTTGCATGATCATCCAGGTGACTTATCAGGTATTGATACAGGTGATGTTAAAGATAAACAAGCGGCAACAAAATTATATGTCGACAACAATAGTTACAGTTCAACAGAAGATATCTTTGTAACTAAACAAGGTGACGACACACAAGCACGTACTCCAGTAGGACTTGAAGGACGTGGACTAGGTTATGCATACGGCAGTTTAAAAGCCGCACTATTAAAAGCTGAAGAAGTTATTGAAAGTGCTCCAATTGAACCAGGTGCTTATAGACAAACAATTACATACAATAACGGTAAGAACATCTCGCTTGTTACTGGTGTAGGACCAACAACACAAAATACATCAGCATACCATGCACAAACTTACCTAAGAGAAAACAAAAGATTTATTCAAAAAGCAGTACTTGATTATGTAAACGATACATTTCCAAATCTATCATATAATTCAACAAGTGTTTCAAATCCAAATGCAGAAGCAATTCTAGCACAGAATAAAAAGTTTATTCAAGAAGAAGTTACATACTGGATTAACCACAATGTTGGAAATGCTGGCGGTGCTGGTATATGGAACAACTTTGATTACAGTAGTGCGAAATGTAAACGTGACGTAGGTTATATTGTTGATGCATGGATTAATGACTTATCAAGAGGCGGTAATATTGAAACACGTAGAATGGCTTCAAGTTACTTAGCAGGTATGACAAATGCTGTTGGATCTGCAGGATTAGGTACAGTAGATCAAATAGCACAAACAAATGCGGCAATTGAATTTGCAAGAGACCTTGTTGTAAACAATGTATTATCTAACTCAGCATATGCATCCAAACAAGGAACATTTGTTGTAGATGATCAAAACCTATCAGCAAACAGTTTTCAATTCTATATTGGTAGAAGTAGCTACGCAAACACTTATGTAAACGGCGGTACAGTAACTAAAGCAGATACTACAGTATTACCAGTAAGTGTATTTGCTTACGATGAAGCAACAGGTATTGCTAGTATTACAACAGTCGGTAATCACGGACTAAGTGCAACAGATGTTGTTACAATAGCAGGTATTAATGTTACTTGTACATTTGAAGGATCTACAGTAGCAAAAGTATATCCAGAAAGTTTACCACAAGTTGTTACATCACTTGCATGTGAATCAGGTACAGGTGTTAATGATGTTGCAAACAGAGCAAGCACACTAACAAGTGTTATTACAGATGTAATATCCAACGGACTTACTTCTTTGGTAGCACCAGAGAAACCAGCTATAGTTGACAACACTTGTGAACGTGACGTTGGGCTTATTATCGATGGAATGATTATTGATATTGGTAATGGTACAAACAGTAACTACAACGCTATACAAGCGGCTACACGTTACTTTAGTACAAGTTCAGGTGCTAGAGCACGTATTAGTCAAGGACAAGAAACTAGAGCGGCTATGACAAAGGCTAAGGCTATTGTTAATAGTGTAGTACAAAATATTGATTTGTTAACACAGAGTAAACGATTTGCAGTTGAATCAGATAATTTAGCAACAAACATATTCCAAGTAGATGTAGGTACGTCTACAGTAGTACACACATATATAAGTGGTGGTACAGTTACATTTGGCGGTAATACATATAACATTAGCGGATTTAATTATGACAATGTAACTGGTAAAGGTATTATTACAACTACATCTGCACACGGGTTAGGTGCAGGAGATGTTGTAGTACTTGATGCAATTACATTTGAATGTACAGGTTATGAAGGTACTAAACTTTATCCTACAGATTATACAACTCTTATTCCGCAATGGTTTGATTCTAATATTAATGATGTAAGCACACAAGTTAAAGATGCTCTTAATGCTAAATTTGATATTATACTTGATATTTTAGAAAACGGATTCCAAGCAAGAAATAATTACACACTAGTTGAAGGTAGTACATACACAATTGACTTTGGTAACGGAGCAGGTAACGACAGTACTGACCAAGGTATTAATACTAACGTTGATATACTTCCAGGTAAAATTATTGTTGGTAAGACATCAGGTGCTAGAGGACGTATTGTAAAATATACAAGCGGCATAGACTTAGGCGGCGTAGCATATGATAGATGTGAAGTTGTACTAGTTGAACCAAGAGATTTTAGAATTGGTGAAGAATTAGAATACGGTAATGGAACTAAAGAAAAACAAATTACTGTACACGTTGAAACAGGTATTTACTACGAAGATTATCCATTGAAAGTCCCTGCTAACGTTTCAATTAAAGGTTCAGACTTTAGACGTTGTCAAATTAGACCAGCTCCAAGAATTTCACAATCACCTTGGGTTAACACTTATTTCTACAGAGACAAGTTACTAGACAATCTTAAAATTACAGACTACACAGGTGCAGACTTAGCGACACCACAAGCAATTACAATATCAGGTAGTAATCAAGCAGGCGGCGTTATTACTGTAACACCAGCAGATAATATTGCACCTACATCATGGGATGGTGCTTGGTTCTATACAGACAGTGGTGCTGTTGGACTTATTAGTAATGCTGATGGCGGAAGTGATTTTGACGTTACACTAACTACTGATATACTACCAAACCTAAGTGGTATTTCAAGTGGTGAATGGCATATTAAACAAACAGTAAATTATGGTTATCACTACTTAACTGATCCAAGTAATTCTGCAAGTACACCTAAACTAAACAACCAAATGGATGTGTTCTTAATGAACGATGCTACTAGACTAGCAAATATGTCATTCCAAGGACATGGAGGATTTGCACAGGTACTAGATCCAGCAGGACAAGTATTAGTTAAATCACCATACACACAGGTTTGTGGTAGTTTCTCAGGCAGTGTTAACAAGCAAGCCTTTAGAGGTGGTATGTATATTGACGGTTTCTCAGGTAACTTAGAAACTAAGATTACAAGCAAAGACGACAACTATACACTTAATGTACAATCAGATGCAGGCACAGGTTTAAGAATTAGAAAACCACAGACACCTGCTCCGTTCTTTATTAACGGTGTACGTTATCAAGTTGATGCTGTTTCAGAATACGATGGCGGAACAGGTACAGCAAAACTATTAATTAACAAACTTTCAAACGAAGGTAATGGTTATACTGATACTACATTCCCACAACAGATATATGTTCAAACTGCTGGTAACAGAAGTATGTTGGCAAACGACTATACTCAGGTTAACGATTTAGGTTACGGATTGTTCTGTAACAACGCGGCACTTTCAGAGCAAGTTTCGACATTTACTTACTACAACCACACAGCGTTCTTTAGTAACAACGGTTCAGAGATTAGAGCCCTTAACTGTTCTAACGCAAATGGTAACTTTGGTTTAGTTGCGGCAGGATCAGATCCAAACGAAACTGTTGATACAATTACAACATTAAGAAACATGCAACAGCCTGCTAAGGTTTTCAATGACGAAACAAACGTTTATGGCTTTGGCACATTTGCACACACAGCAGGATCATTTAGTATATTTGTATATGACTGTGATTACATGCCGTATCCAAATAGTTTAGTTGACATTTATACAACAACAGGTGTAACTACATACGAAGTAACAGCTACAAGTATTGTTACAGTACCAACAAGTAACATTGGAGGCTATACAGGTGCTACTGGTCCTACAGGACGTAAAGGCGCAAATAGACCTATATATAGATTAAGTGTTTCAGGTAGTACTGGATTAGAAACAGCAATTACAGGCGCACACAATCCTACAGCATCAAATGACACAAGTGCATACGCAGTAATTAGAATGAACAAGAACCACTTGTTAGATGACTTGAGTGGTGTTACAGCAACAAGGCCTTCAACAGCATTAATATATGCTGAAAATCCAAGTCAGGTTTATAGAACAATTAGTTTCAACAATCAAGACGCAGATGGTACTTCATTAGCAAGTGATAGATTCCAAGTTGTAATGGACTCAGCATTTAGTCACTTAAACTTAACACTTAGAAATACAGAAGCGGCATTGAATACATATGCAGGCACTGGTACTACAATGGGTGCTACAGCAGGTGACGTAGTACTTGCTATTGAAAAACTAACATCAACACAACAAGCTCGTATTGATAATAATGATATGCTCTTTAGTTTTGCAGGTAAGACTCATATTGTTGCAAACTACACTGACAGAGGCTCCTATGCTACTGTTGAACTTAACGATCTAGCGGCTTCAAACATTAACAGTAACAATGGACTATATACTGGTTCAGGTATTGCGGCAGATGTAAGATTTAGTCCTGCGGCAACAAGAACTATTCCATTATCATTACAAGACAACGAAGCTGGTACAATTACAGTTGGTATTTCAACACTAAGAGCTAACGGACATGACTTTGATAAAATTGGTACTGGTGGATTTAATACTACTAACTATCCAAGTATTATTTACGGTGAGCCAACTATAAGTGCAAACCAAGATGCAGAAGTTAACGAACGTGGTAAAGGTAGAGTGTTCTTTGCAAGTACAGACCAAGATGGATTCTTCCGTGTTGGTAAGTTCTTTAGTGTAGACCAAGGAACAGGTACAGTTACATTTGCGGCTTCAATTGCTATTAGTAACTTAGACGGATTAGGATTTAGACAAGGTGTTAGAATTCAAGAATTTAGTAATGATGATACTATGGCAGATGGTGATCCGGCGGCAGTACCTACAGAATTTGCTACAGAGAAATTTATTGAAAAGAGATTACACTTTGATAGAGACGGTGTAATTATTGCAACTGGTACTATTGGTCCAGGTGCTATTGCTAGAGATGGTACTACAAGTATTACAGGTGATATCAACGCTGGTAGTAATAAAATTTATAACCACAGTGATCCAACTAACCCACAAGATGTAACTACAAAATCATATGTGGATGCTAGAACACCATTTGATACAGAAGCAATTGGTGCAGACATTGGTAACAGAGTAAACAATGATATCTTAATGTTCCATGGAGGACTTTATGATAATCATACTGTTACAGGTGATGTTGTGTTTACAAGTAACGGTAGTAATGTTGCAACAGCGGCAATTAGTTCAGAAGTAATTGTAAATGGTGATGTAAGTCCTACAGCAGGAATACTACAAAGTAAACTTGCAATGCAAGCCGCAACTACAAGAGCTGACGCAACAGGTATTGCACAATCAGATTTAGGACTTTCAGCATTTGATGCAGATGACTTTACAGTAACAGATGGTTGGGTAACACTAAAAGCAAGTAGTGTTGACTTTGCTGACTTACCAGACATTGCACAAAACACAGTATTTGCTAGAAGTGCTACAGGCACAGGTGATGCAAGTGCAGTAACATTTGCAGACATTGTTGAAACTGGTGGTTCATTTACTACAACAGGTGTTGCTGATAGAATTGTTAAAACAGGTGCAGATGGAAGTATTGATGGACAGAAATTTAAATTAGATAACTATGATATCTTAGATCAAACTAACTTAACAATGACAATGAAAACACCGGGTGGTGCAACAGTGTTTGATACAGTTGGTACAGTTCCAAGTAACACTACTACAACATTACCAGGTTCATTACAAATAGGTAGTACAAGTGTTACAGCCTCGTTCTTCCAACAGAACAGTAGTTACGGTGATCCAAGTGATGCTACACAAAATAGTTCACGTATTGCGTCAGACTGGATGTATAGTTCATTTATTGAAGCACCAGGAGAAAAGAGTACATCAAGTACAGGTATTGGTATAGGTGCTGGTACAGGATTTAGTAGTGCAGGTGAAGTTGCTATTGTTGCTAACAATAATACAGCGGCAGTAGTATTTAAACAAGCGGCTATGACTCCTGCAACTAACGGCGGATACGATATAGGTACAGGTTCATTAAGTTTTGGTACATTCTACGGAACTGCTACAGCGGCACAATATGCTGACTTGGCTGAGAATTACTTAGCTGATGCAGAGTATGAAGCAGGAACTGTTTTAGTGTTCGGCGGCGAGAATGAAATAACAACTACTATGTACAAAGGCGATAGAAAAGTTGCTGGCGTTGTTTCAACTAACCCAGCACATTTAATGAATAGTGATTTACATGGAGACTATGTTACAGCATTAGCACTACAGGGTAGAGTACCTTGTAAAGTAATTGGTGTTGTTGAGAAAGGTGACATAATTGTATCTAGTGCAATTCCAGGTTATGGTATGGTACAGAACGATCCACTAGTAGGAACTGTTATTGGTAAAGCAGTTGGAACTAAAGACGGAGATGAACCAGGGTTCGTTGAAGTTGTGGTAGGGAGAGTATAATGGCTATACAAATAATTAACATTGGGTCTAGTGTAAACAAAGGTGATGGCGATCCATTAAGAACAGCTTTTAAAAAGATAAATGATAACTTTGCTGAATTAGATGTAACAAACAAAAACAGAGATATTAACGGATCTGTATTTGCTGACGATAGTACGTTACTAGTTGATGCTGTTAACGGAACAATTACAGCGGCAGTATTAGTTGGTACACTTCCAGCATTAAATGGATCAGCATTAACAAACTTAACTATCCCGGCACAGACGTTTGCTTCACTTACAAGTAAGCCAACTACATTAGCAGGTTATGGAATCACAGATGCGGCAACGTCTGCACAAGGTGCATTGGCGGCAAGTGCGTTACAAGCAGAGACAATTACACTAACAACATTAAAAGCAGAAGTAGCGGCAAGT